GTAAGCTATATTCTTATACATAGCTTCTTCAGCAAACTTATGCACTTGCATTTCAGCGTCAGTTCCAAGACTATCACTTATGTATTTTAATATCACAGTTTTGCCAGAAATATTAGAGCTAAAATGTATAAAGCCTCTAATATCGTCAATATAAAAAGATCCATTAACTTGAGCGTACTGAGGATCTATACCGTATCTTTGACCAATTATAAAGTCGTAAACATCATCATCGTAATCTAAATCACTTTGAACAGAGTTTGTGTTTGTTGACGAAAAATTAGTAAGAGTGTCAGAGTCTGTATTTAACACTAACTCTGAATTAGTAAAGTTATAAAATGGAGCAACACCAGGTGTGTCTGTTTGAGATATATTAGAAGGATTACTAGTTTTTGCAGCAGGATATAAAACGTGTTCTATACCAGCCCCGTCACTCCAAGATAGTTTAACATAGTTAACATAATCTTGAGGTAAGGGCATTTTTAGAGTAGCAGGTATTTCTACTTCATAAGCTTTAGTGCATTTAAAAGTATCAAAACTTAATTCTTGCAAAGCTCTTTTAGCATGAAAAACTACATCTAATCTATTTATTTTAGATATAATTTTATTTTCACCTACATACGCTATTATAAACTGGTCAATAATATTTTGTAAAGAAGTAAACTGATAGTTGCCAAAGTCACTACCATTATAATATGCTGATCCTGTTGTTCCGTCTAGTAAACCCATTTATTTATGATTTTTCTTGTTGTACTTCTTCAGATAATTTAGTTGTTCCAACTCCATATACGTCTTGTTTTCCTATAGCTATACCAGATAATTGAAGTATTTTGTAAACTAAAGTATTTTCTTCCGAGTCGTGTAACTCAAAGTTAGTAGAAGTGTTAGAGTTATATAAAGGTTTATTTTGTATAAGATTATAACCCCAAGCTGGTGTTGTTGGTTTTCTAGTATACTGAATTTTAATTGAAGGAGATAAATCGTCAGGTATAATTTTAACAGTTTTACTATTATCGGTTTTGTGGCTAATGTAGTAAGCTGGGTTATTAGCTGTTGCTTTTGCTAAAGGAGAGTTGTTGTATTTTCTAACCTCATTATTTCTTAACCTATGAATTATAGTAGCTTCGTGCTGCTCTGTGCCAGAAGGTTGATGAAAAAGCTCACCAATTCTGTACACGTCTGTTGGCAAGCTAGAAGCTTCAATCTTTCTAAGAGATATTTTAGAAAAATGAACTTCTGTGTTGTCGCTAGAAGTTTCGTCTAACTCTACTTCTATTCTCATTGATTCTGTTGTTCCACCGTCACCACCTGCATCTTTAACTAAAAATTCTAAAGTATAAAACTCACCTGCAACAACTGGAGTTTCAATAACGTGTATTCCGTCAAGCGAGCTAGCTACAGGACGAGCTGTCAATCTTATTTGTGGAAAATCGTTAGCGTCTGGATCGTTAGCAAAAGAAACTTTTACTTGTAATCTATATCTTTTATCTAAAGTTAAAGCAACGTCTTCACGTACGCCTGGAGATGCATCAGAGCCATCGTTTTTAAGTACTAAACTAGGTGTAAAAGAATTGTTAGAGTTAGATACAATTGAAGCGGCTGAGTTATTACCTGTATCGTCTACCCATCCTGAAATAGTACCTGACTCAAAAGTTTCTTGAGTCAATAAAAGTGTTGAACTTACTAAAGTTTCAGTTTTTTCAAAAATATTGAGTTTATCATATAAAAGATTTAACATATCAGAATACTCTGTAGAGTTACCTTCTAATCTTTCAAATTGATTTATGTCATAAAAATATTGCTCGAATATTTCAAGCTGAGCTTGTTCGGCAAACATATTAAATTTTTGAGGTGTTATATAACCTCTTTGTTCTTTGTTAGCGATAGCTAAAACTCTTTGATATACTTTATTTATATTTACCGCCATTTATTTTATGTTTTATAGTTAAGCAACCACCCTATAATAGAGTGGCTGCTCTACTATATAGTGATTACGCGTTTAAGCGTTTTTCTATGTTGGAGTAAATCTCCATACCTTCATCAGTTTTAAACCAAGCTGCTAAAGCTGAGTAAGGGTGTTCATCAAAAGGAACATTCATTAATTTTCTATCGTTAGTACCCCACGTAAACGTTCGTTGATCTGACGATAATTTAATAATTCCTAGTTCTGTTGCTTTAATACCAAAGTTGCGAAGTTGAACGTTATCATCATTTACTAACTCTAAGAACAAATATGGATTTCTCTTAGCGTATAGTAGTAAATCTCTTCTAAGTTCTTTAGAACTCATCTCTGACACCTTAGATCCTAGCTCTACGCGCATTACGGCTTCAGCCATATCAATATCTAATCCTTGAGCAATATTTAATGCTTCAATTTCTGACTCTAAGTAATCAATTTCGTTTACTGCTTGAACTTCAGGTTTAAACTCTCTAAAAAGTTTATCTTTGTGTGGATGATATAAAGATAATAGTTTTTGTAAAACAGTTTTTTCTCTAGGAACTAAAAGTACTCCACCTCTAAAAACTATATGCTCTAGTCTTTGATCTCCTTTCATTTCGTCTACAAAGCAAGTTCTTTGATTTGAGCAATACTTTAACTCTCTTTCAAAACCTTTTTCTTCATCAAACCAATATATTCCAGCAGATTTAATAGCATAGGAAACTGGCTTTTTACCACCTTTCAAAAAATAAGTTCTATCTTTTATTTCCCAAGTATCTTTTTCTGGTTTTAAAGCTTTAGTAACTGGTTTTTCAACTTTTGGTTGTTCTAAAACCTGTGGCGTTGGTTCCACTTCTTTTTTCGTTTGTTTTTTTGCCATGATATAATATAATAAAAAATTAAAAAAAAAGATCGAGGACCGAAGTCCTCGACCTAATAATATTGCTTACTTCATCAACATGAAGTTGTTAGCACCTTGAGTGATTAAACATCTCTCAGATAAGTAGTGAACTTGCATTGCATCTAAGTCAGAAGTAACTGCTCCAACAGATCCAGTAACCCAAGTTTTCATTCTACGATCATCAGTTTGTGAAGCACGGAAACGAACGTGTAAGAAAGGACGCTTAAGGTTCTTTCCTAGTTGTTGGTCATAAACCGTAGATACACCAGCTGGAATAATAACTCCTCTAATTGGAGCTACAGCATCTCTAGAATTAATAGCACCACGAGTAGCTTTATCGTTTAAGTAACGGAAGTCAGACTTATAGAAGTCGTAAGATCCTCTACGGAAACCAGAGAAGCCTAAGTTTAATGCCATATCTTCAGAGTTGTCAAATACTCCGTAAGAAGTACCGCCAGCACCGTAAGAGTTCATAGAAGCTAACATATCATCGATAGCCAAGCTAGTAGCACGGTTAACGAACATCATGTTTTCTTCGATAGCACCTTGAGAATCAAACTCAGCTAAAATAGCATCAAACTCTGCTAAGTCAGTAGCAGCGTTAACACCATTAACACCAGTAGTAATATTACCTCTAGTTTCAATAGCAGCGAATAAACCTTCAGTACCAAAAGTATCACCTGCTGTACCAATTGTGCCTTCAGCAGTAGAGTTACCAGGGATACCAGCTACAGCTTCTAACATAGTCATTTCTAAGTAGTCAGTAAAACGAGAGCGAGTGTCACCTTCAGCTTTTAAATACCATAAGTAACCACTTTGACCGCTTTCACCTGTAATTTCAACCCAACCGATAGCAGAAGCATCAGATCCTGAAACTTCAAAGTAATCTTTGATAATAATTGGCTTGTTAGTGAAAGATGTGAAAGATGGCTCAACGTTTCCGAAACCAGCAGTAGTAGAAGCAGTTCCACCTTGCCCTTGAGTACCTTTACCAAATTCAGAACCTATAACTAAAACTGTAGCAGCGTTACTAGCGCCTGTTCCAAAAGCAGCAGCATCATCAATGTTAGCCTGCTCGTAAGGTAGTAAAGTAGCAACTGTAGCAGTAGCTGCAGTACACAAACATTTGATAGTACCTTCAGCAGTAGCTACAATACACATATCATTGATACGGATACCATGAGCTCCAGAAGCTACAGCGTTTCCATCAATGTCATTTTGAACAGTAAATTCACCATTTGTGTTATTAATAACTCCAGTATAAGACAAGTGTAAACGTCCTTGCTCAGACCAAACAACTTGATCAGAAGTCATAGCCTCTTCAGCTCCTACTTGAGAAAGAAATCCTGAAATTGTTCTGTTTCCAAAAACTTCAGCTTCTTTTTCCATAAGATCTGGTAAATATTGCTGCGCCCAACCAGCGGTTGCCGTAGCAGTAAAGTCAATGTAGTTTGAAGATAGTGTTGCTTTTACTGAAGCTGGAACACTATTTAAACTACCAGCGGTTCCTGAATGACCAGGACCCGGATTTGAAATTGCCATAATTGTAAATTTTAAGCGTTAAATAAATTATTTCTTGTTTTTAATTTTAAACTTAAAATCAGAAGAACTATCACCTAAAACTCTAACTTTAACTCCACCAGCTTCAAACTCTTTATGATTTTGACGTGGCGCCATATCTACGTTTTTAGATTTAGCTATACTATCTTTTAAAGCATCAGCTTTACCTTGTTCGTAAAAATGTTGAGCTATAACATCTGCGTTCATTGCTGTATAAAGTGATTTGTGATAACCCTTAGCGTCTGACATTGTTCCATCTTCGTTCAAAAACTTTTTGACAAAGTTATTAATGTCGCTTTGAGTACCTTTTACTTCATTAGCATTTTTAACGTTAAATCTGTATTTTTTATCTCCGACGTTATATTCAAAACCTTTGAACTTGTCGTTAAAAACATTTTCAGTTTTCTTATTAAATACATCATTAAGCTTTTTAGCTTTAGTTTGAGTCTCTTCTGACTCTTTGTTATATCGATTAAAGAAGTCCATTGCTTTCTGCTGTTCAGGCGTTAGCTTTGAACCAGCTTTAATCTCGTTGTAATATTTAGACTTTTGCCCGTCTAAGTAGGCTTTAGCCTCTGCAACTTGCTCTTTTAAGGCTATTTTCTTTTTTCTAATATCTTTTTCATCATCAACTTCTTCGTCAAAAGAAAATGTTTCTTCCATTAAGAAGTTTCTTTCTTCTGCATCTAAATGAGGTTTTGTTTGCTTATAATATTCTTGCAAAACTGTAAAATTATCCATTTCAGAATAATCTTGATTTAACCTTACATAGTCGTTAATGTCTCCACCGGTGTCATTCATAAAGTCTACTAACTTTTGAATATTTTCAGGTAAAGGCTCACCAGTAGCTTCTGCTTCAGCTACAGCTTCTTCTACAGCTTCTACAGTTTCTTCAACTTCTTCTTCTGTTACTTCTTCAAGAGTGGGTTGATCATCTTGAACGACTTCTTCTCCGGCAGATTCTTCATCTGTTGCTTCGACGTTTTCTTCACGAACTTCTTCGCTAGCTTCGGATTCGTCGCGAACAGGTACCTCATCTGTGCTTTGCTCTCTAGTGGCATCTTCTTCTTCTGTTTTTTCTGTTGGTGGTTTGCTTAAGTCTACTTTGATAACCGAGTCATCTCCTTCAGACATAAATTTAGTTTCTTCTACTTGTTGAGTTTCCTCAACGTTTTCTAATTCTTGTTCCATAATATAAAATATAAAAAATTAAGTGTTTAACTAGGCTCAAACGATCCTAAATTAAATCCACCTCCGAGTATATCATTACCGGCAGATTCAAACTTTTTAGGAGGCTTACCTGCTTTTCTTTGATCTATAAGTTCACTTTGCTGTGAAGCCTGTATTCTAGTTCTTTCGTCTTTACGATCTTCTTTTTCTTTTTCTCTACCTTTTAACGCGTCAACCTCTAACTTCTTTAACTGCATGTTTATTTGAAACTCATGATCCATTAAAGACTTTTTAGCTTCAGCTTCTATTCTCATTTTTTCAATATCTAAGTTGGCTTTGACTTGCTCTAGTTGAGCTTGAACACTAGCGTTTGCTTGATTTTTTTGAACTTCAGCTTGAGCAGCAACTTGTTGAGCTTGCGCGTTGGCTTGAGCTTGAGCTTGAATATTCTGCTGTTGCATCAACTGGTCTCTTTGAAGTTTTTTACTTCTTCTAATTTTTAGCAATTGATTAGCAAGCTTTATATTTTTAATCTCTCTAATATCTATAGCATCTTCTAAGTCTACTGTTTTTTGAGCTAAAGCAACTTGTATGTTGTTTTCTAGTAATTGTTTTTCTTCTTCATCTGGAGCTAAATCAATAAATATACCAAAGTCATATAAATATAAACTACTAATTTCTTCTAGCGTAGCTAAATTATGCGCGCCAATAGAGTGAA